GAATCCGCCCGCTGCCGTTTGCCGACCCCGGCCCATTGTGTCGCCGGATATTCAGGACCGGCGTGTCGATTTCCAGTTCGGTGGGCCGATACTCTACGTCTGTCGTCACGGTTGTGTTGCCGTCGACTGAAGTGGCAAACACCATGTAGTCCAGCCCGAGCTTTCCGGTGTACGTTTTCTCAATCGTCAGGCTGTCGAGTTCCACCGCCGATTGATCCAAACCCCAGCAGAGATTGACAGACGAATCCCGCAAAACCACATCGTCATCATTAGCAGGCTTTGCCCCACTGCTCCAATTATCGCCAGAGGACCAGTCGTTAGGCCCCGCCGACGCCGTGGTGGCCGAATACGCTCCGATTGTTCCAGTCCCACCGCTGACGCTACTGGTGGCCGTAAACGGGACGCCCGCCGTGTCTGCCGTCAGAGTGACCGTATCCGTCGCCGCCACCGCTGTAGCGCCGGTGAAGTAGGCATGAGTTGAGGCATTCCAAGCCGCAGCCAGAGCGGTGGCCGTGGTGTTCACGTCCGTATCGCCAACCGCAGACACGGTCTGATCGCCCACAGTCAGAATGTACGTGGTATTTGCGGGCGTGCCATCCACCGCCGTAATTTGCACGGTGCCAACTTGCGCCGCAGTCGCCGACTTGCCAATGAAGTACAATGTTGCCATTATTGGCCCCTTATAAGTTCAGCGCGGAGAATGGTTTGTCCGGGTCGACCTGGAATACGAGAAGCCTCGCCTTGCCTTTCTTCACGTCTTCTTGGGACATGCGCGTGCCGTCCTCATTCAAAAATACGACATTGGTCGATACTACGCCATCGTCCGTTGGGTTGAATAATTTTAGTGTGGCGAAACTGCCGGTGATATCGTCGACCGTCTCTAGCAATCCGTCGGCGTCCCGCTTGAAATGTTGCCTGCCTGCATCCCATGTCCGCTGCCGCCAGTCTGGGTTCTGGGTGCTCTTGCGGAACCGTATCTCGTACCGCACACGCCAGTAGAGCCTGTTCTGCGAGAACTTCGCCGTGGCAGTAAGGTCTTCCAACATCGCTGTCAGCGGTGGCCAGTCGTAGAACAGATCGCTATTTATCGCGCCCAGATAGTCCCGATCAAGCACGGCGGGATACGTCGCTTCGTTTCGCACGATCGTCACCGAGCGTTGCCTGGTCCGCCGCGTGAGCGGAGGATCGAACGGAAGCCCCGCCGCATTCAGGACCGCCTTGCCTGCCTGGTCAAACGTCACCACCTCTATCTCTTCCCAGCTTTGCCATGTCACTTCGGGCGGTGCGGACAGCGGATTGTCTACGTCGAACCGTGGATCGTTCTTCGTGAGTGCGCCGCTTCCGCCTAGGTTGCTTGAGTAGAGGCACGTTACCTCCCACACGAAATGATTCCCTTGATCCTGTACCGGATTCACGTCGTGGCAAAGCGCCCCCGCGTCCGTCTCGCCCTGCCAAGTGTAGACCCACCCTTTCCGGGGCAGCCCAAGAGCATTGCCTACAGTGATAACCCCATCGCTCACCGCATCCGTCGTAACGATGTAAACCTTGGTATATTCCCGAACGCCTTCGAGGCTGCCCGATCCAGACAGTCCGCCGTATTTCGGCTCTACCGATATTACCGTCATGGTGCCGTCTCCGTCGTGCCCGGCTTGCTGGCGTTGTTTTTGATCGCATCAAGGATCGGCTTGATCTGTGCAAGCAACGCCGCCGCTTCCGCAGTGGCCTTCGCGGTTGCTTCCGCAGGCTCTCGCATATTGTCAGGGCGTGCTGCTCGAATCAGCGCCGAATATGCCTCCCGGGTTCCCGCAAGCAAAGCCGGAGCAAAGCCGGGATCGACTGTTGGCGTCGGCTTTTCAACCGAGCCTTCAAACTCGCCCTTGAGTTGCGTGAATTTCCGGGCCGCAATGTCCGCCCCCATCTCGCCCGACAGCATCCCCGAATCCAGCATCGAGATCAGATCGGCAACCCCGCTTTTGAAGTTTTCAAGCGGGGTGCGGGTTGAGGCAAATAGAGCCTTCGCCCGTGCTGCTTGGCTGGCTTGCTCCTCTTCTAGTTGCTTCGCCTGCTCTGCAGTCGCTTCGGCTTGTGTCGCTGCTATGTCTTTCATGACGCTTGCGTAAGTGCCAGCCACGCGGGTCGCCTTGTCTATGCCTTGCGATACCGAGTCCCAGACGCTTATCGGGTCTATGTTGTACGCCGCTTTCATTTGGTCTTGCCAGTCTCGTAGCAGTTCCTTGTTCGTTAGGGTCCCGTCTCGCCTCCGCTTTAACGCCGCCGCCTTTTCTGCTTGTGCTATGTCCGCCTGCCTAGTTACGTCAGGGTCCATTCCAACCCGCGCAAGTGACTGCCGGAGGTCTTTGAGTCGCTGAGTATTCGGGTCCGGAGACATTAGCTGCGCCCATGCCAAGTGCACGGTTCGGGCGGCTTTTTCAAACTCTACCGCATAGTCGGCCGCTGTCTCGCCCCAGAGTTCGCCGCCGGTGCGAGGTGGTGGTTTTAGGTTCGCCGCGGCATCACCGACATCCTTTATTCCCTTAGATGCCCCAGCAGTCCGGTCTATAATGTCTGCCAATGCGTCTAGGAGAGGAGGGAAGAATTCTCGCGTTGCAAGGCCGATGGATGCGGATGCTTTGTTCCATGCCTTGTCGAACTTCGTCAGTACCTTGTCCGACACTTGGTCGACCGTACCGCCGGCCTGCTCTAACGCGGCCTGCCAATCGCGGATCTGCTGCGAATACCCGATCAAAGCCTGTAGTCCCGACACGCTCTTATCGGTGAAGCCTGCACTAAGTAAAGTGGCCTTCCGTTGCTCATCGCTCAGCCCCTTGAACTTGTTCTCCAGGTCGAGAATGATGTCTGCGAGGTTTCGGATTTCGCCACCCTCAAACACACGCAATCCGATATCCTCAAACGCCTTCTTATTTGTAATTGCTTTCGTCGTCAGGTCTCGCAATACAATACCGAACTTTGTTCCAGCGTCCGCCCCCTTGATGCCCTGGTCAGCAAACGCAGACAGGACGGCCAGTCCTTCTGCGGACGTGATGCCGTACATTTTCATCGCCACGCCGGCCTTGTTTGTGAGGGCCTCCGAAAACTGCTGAACGGATGCGTTTGCGACCGTGTTCGCTTTAACCAGTTGGTCTGTAATAGCCGTAAGGTTTTTGAGGTTTTTGCTTGCGTCCTTAGACTTCATGCCGAGGGCACTCTGTGAATCCGTGGCTAAGTCTGTGGCTAGGCTAAGAGAGAAATTTCCGGCCGCAGCAAATTTACTCACGGCGGGCATGGCAGCCAGGCTTTGTTTGGCATTCATTCCAGCAGATGCGAGGAAGAAATATGCTTCGGCCGCTTCCTTGGCTGAAAACTGCGTATCTCGTGCAATCGCTGCCGCTGTTTTTTCCATCTCGCGACGCATCTCAGGCCCGACATCCGCCATAATGGCGAGCGAACGATTCATGGCCCCGCCAAACTCATTTGCGGCTTTACCGGCCGCCACGAGCCCAGCTACTGCCCCAACGCCAATCCCCGCGCCAAGCATCGACGTAAATGGCGACAGCATGCGCATCGACGCATTGACCGCCCCGGAGAACCTGCGCACATCTCGGGACGCTGTCCGCAGACCAGACCGGAATCGGCCGGTGTTCGCAATGACGTTGACAGCTAGTGTCCCGACGTATGCCATATCACTTCTTCTTTTTGCGTGAAAACGCGCGTGCCGCTTGGTCCCAAATTGCTTTCATCTGATCGATCGTTTGCTTAGGCTTGCTTGGCTTGCCGTCCCACTTCGGAATAAAATCAGACGGTCTCGGCATCGCTGCGCCTTTTCGTATGTGCGGCGCGTAGGCGTTTGAAACCGTTATCCCCATTCGCAAGTCGGCCCGATCCTCCGGCATTGGCTCGATGAGCGTATACAACGCTTCCCATTCGGTTAGCTCTGGCGAGTCCATACTGGCCAGCAGCTCCGCGTAACTCTTCCCCATCGACGCCGCTAGTCGGAATCGGAAGAGTCGTCGCGGGTTTTCTCGAAGTTTTTTGCCGCTTTCTCCAGGTCATCCTTACCCATCATGTTGAAGGTGCGCGACGCTATAAACAGCCGCTCGGCAATCGGGGTCGGCCATGCGGCGACAATAGCCAGACCTTCGTTCGGCGTGTCGTCCTTTGGGTCGGGATACATTCGCTCGCCGTGCTCGTCGCAAAGGCAGAGCACTATCAGTCGCGTCGGCAGGTTTTCTGCCACGTCTGGTATGCGTTTGCCGTCATCGTCCCATACAGATCGGTCATAGGCGTCCCGCTCGGCCGAAGGCAATATCCGAATCCATGCGTCATCGTTCAATTCGGGGATCGGTACTTTCCGAACCTTGACCATTGCCGCAACGCCACTCTCGAAACTTTCCCGCGTCAAACTCATCTGTTCATCTCCTGGTTAAGCTGTTGGAGCAGCCGTGCAGAATTCCACGGTGCTTGTAATCTCGCTGTCCATGCTGCCGTTGGTTGCGATGCTCACAACCTGAGCCTGGGCAATCGTCCCGCTAGTTGCCGTGCCGATATCACCCCATGCAATCGTGAGGGTGCCCGTATCGCCGACCGAGACGGAAACACCCCCGACGACTTCGATCGTTACCGTCGCGTCGGGAATACCAACGTCATAGGCTTTCGCCGAATCGTCAGAGTCGGTTACGTCGGCTTTTGCGCCGACTTCCGAAAAGGATATGGACCGAATTGGTCCAACTGCCACGGTTGCAAACGTCAGGCTTGCACCATTGAAACTGTCGTCGGCCATCGGGCCAAAACCATCCGCCCCCCGTGGACGCCATTCCCACAAAAACGAGCGGTCTAACCCGGGCGGGAACCGGGCTTTCGGGCGCTAACCCTAGACCGCTTGACTCAGTTATGCTGTTGGAGCAGCCGTGCAGAATTCCACGGTGCTCGTGATTTCTCCGTCCATTGATCCGTTGGTCGCTATGCTCACCACTTGAGCACTTGCAATTGACCCGCTAGTGGACGCTCCGATATCGCCCCACGTTACGTCTAGGTCGCCCGTATCTCCGACCGAGACGGAAACACCGCCGACTACCTCGCACGTTACCGTGGCGTCGGCTATGCCTACCGCGTAGGCTTTTGCCGTATCGTCGGAATCGGTTACGTCGGCTTTTGCCCCTGCTTCCGAAAAGGATATGGAGCGCAGCGGACCAACGTCTACCGTCGCCAGCTTAATTGACGCGCCATTGAAACTATCATCAGCCATCGACTCATACCGCTCATCCCCCGTGGATGCCGTCCCCGCTGTTGTTTATTTGTCGCCACCCTCTATCGCTTCTAATACGCCCTCAAACGTGCCCTGGCAGCAAACGGTCTGCTCGCCTTCCAGATCCAACTCCACACACGGCTGATCCCAATCGGTAACCGCCTTCGGCCGCATCTTCTGAATCAGGTCGATCCGGATCAATTCTTTCACGAGCGTCGGCCGCTCGTTGGCTCCACGTCGGTTCAGCCTGTCGATTTCTAAGAACATAATTAGGCCGCTTCGTAATAGCTCAGTCGATAGTCCTGGATCACCTGATATTCCGTCGACTCGTTTCCGTGGTCTGGCGGTATTACGTTGTCGAGGTCGCTCTGTTGGTGGCACATGCTGATCGATACCGTCCCGCCGGAATCACTCCAGCCCGACAACGCCTCCGCCACCGCATCGGCAACCGTTCGCACCGTGTCCATATCATCCGCAATGGAAATCACCTCCAGCCGAGCCCAACGCGTTTCCGTCTCGCCCGCCGCGTGGTGTACGATCTCCGTTTCCATTCGTCGCCACACCACACACGGCAAGGGCGTCTTCCTCGCCCGGATGTATCTGTAAATCCGCGTGCTCACCGCGTCGGTCAAGTTGCTCACCGCTTCGAGCCGCGTTTGTACTTGCGTTTCCAAACTCACAGACCCCTCGCTCTCGCCAGTTTGCGTGTCTCCATCTCAAGACCGGTGACTAGTTCCCGCCATAGGTCGGCCCTATTCTGTGCCCGGTAGCGGTGGTCGGTGTGCTCCATGTATCGCGTCGGCTTCACCACTCCGTGTTTCTTTCGCTTGGCCCCGCCTTCTGGTAAGTGGGCGTATTTCGCTGGGTCCGCATATTCCGCCTTAGTGCCGCCGCCCGCCGCTACGTGCTTAGATATGGCCTTGCGCGTTAGTGCCTTTTTCTTCCCCTTTTTGTTCCTTACTACCAGCGTGCCCATCCCCTTACGTGCCCCGATCGTCACGCCAAACGCCGTCCCGTAACCGGCCGTGGTCTTCTGCCAGGTTCGCATTCCGATGCTCTTTTTCAGCAGGCCCGAATCCACTGCCTGTCTGCCCACCGCTGACTTAACCCGCGTGACCATCTTCCGTCCAACCTTTTGCACAGCCGACCGAACCACCCTCTTCTGCCACCGAATCGGCAACGTCTTCAATACGCGCGACACGTCCGCCGCGCCTTCGACGCTCATCCATACTAGGCTTTTGGGACCGGCTGCCATTACCGCGTCTCCTCTTCTATCGCCATCTCATAAATCACGTTCGCCTCTTCCAGATTCCGCGGGGCTTCGAGCAGATGGAACGTCCGGCTATCCCAGACGATCCGGAAGTCGGCCGTCACCGTATCGAATTCCGCGTACAACCCCCGGCATAAGTGCGTGATGCTCGACTGCTGCTCGTGTACCTCCATGCCCTCGCGGCCCGACACCGGTTCGATCGACACCCACGCATGGCACCAAAACGACCACGTCTCGGATGTCTTTCCGGCAGTGGTGGTCTGCGTTGGTTTCTCAACACGGACGTATTTGTTTCGGCGGCTGGGTTTATCGGTGACGGACATCTATCCCATCTACAAACTGAGGGTCAAGGGGGTGGTCCTCCGCAGTGGCGTCCCTTCCGATATAGGTATGGTTCACGACTACCTCGCAGTCCATTGACAAGCGTATGGATATGTCGCGATTGGCGAAGTCCAGTGGAATCTCCAGTCGCTCACATAATGCTATCCACTCGGGCCATCGCCACACGCTGTTAGCTATTACGCATGATTTCATGACTGCCCCTCCGCTTCGCTGTCCTTGTCCTTGCCGACATATTCAACGACGGTATCCATCACGTCCACCGTCTTGCACTGCGTGACGTTCTCGGTGCCGACAACCTTGTAGTTCAAATCGCCGTAGAACGTGAAATGGACATCAGGGCACGCCTTGATCACTGCCCACGTAAACGGCTCGATGTGCGATGTCGTGAAGTCGTCGCCGACAGGGCTATCCTCGCCCTTGTCGAAATAATGGCCGCCCTTCGCGTACCCCTCGCAGCCGATCAGGTGGACACGCTTGGCTCCCTTGTTGATCGCATACTGCAACGCGAATAAGCCCGACAACCGGGCCGCCGTGTACTTGCCACGCTGAAACGACCACGGGCGCCACGAGCCCACTTCGGCAATGATCAGTTCGTCGAACCAATCGAGCCCCCACTGGTCGCGAAGTTGAGCGTTCCGAATGTGGCCGATTACGTGACATCCGTTATCGTGCAAGCTTCTGCCAGCCGCTCGACAGTCCAGAAACCGCTCCGACGCTTCGCTGCCATCGTCGTCGACCCTGCCGGGGACAAGGTCCAGCAGATCGCAGAGGAAATACACCTGCGGCGGGTCGTCTTCCGTAAACAGCTTGTAGCCCCGGTTAGTGGTTATCGTGACCGCGTCCGGCAACTGAGCCCGCAACTGCGGAAACTCAGACGCACCCGGTGACGAGCCTACGACGATCCATTCGTCCTCTGGAAACTTCTTGTTGATCACTTGCTTTCTCCCGCTAAGTATTGGGCCGTCGCCTCCGCTACGTGCAGGTCATACGGCGTGTCGATATCAATAGACCGGTCGGCCGGCATGACGCACGTGCGCACCGTGCCGAAGAACATGCAATCTGGCTGCCGCATAAACGCATCTGTCCGAAACACGAATAAACCACCGTTCAGTTTGTACGTTGGCTCAATGTCTTGTCTGCGAATCTCTCGGCCGCTTCGCTCCGTAGTAACCCATTCAACGCCACCCGCGTACGGCCGCAACTGGAACCCGTGGTCCTCGCATACCGTGGCTACTACGTCGGCCGATTCATCCTCGATTAGCATTGCTACGGCTCGGTTAATATCGCCCGGCGTGGTAAACGGTGTCGTGCATTGCATCACTACCAGAATGTCTGGCTTGACTGCCATCGACTCCACCGCGTGACTCACCGCCTCCGGGGTAGTTGACCGATCGGTGGCCAGCCGTGCAGGCCGATGGATCACCGTAGCCCCATGCTGAGCCACGGCGGCTATATCCGAATCATCCGTCGACACATACACATCGTCGATCAGTTTCGCTTGCCGGGCTGCATTGATTGACCAACGAACGAGCGGCAATCCCCCGACCTGCTGGAGGTTTTTACGTGGGATGCCTTTTGAGCCTCCGCGGGCAGGGATGATTGCCGCTACGTTCATGGTTTAGGTTCCCGCTACCGGCTGCCATGCCGTGGCTTCTCTTTTCTCTTTGGCCAGCATATCCGTAATTGCCTCCTCCGCCTTTTCGTATGAATCCCATTCCTCTGGCGAACCGAGTCCCTCTCTATGGCAGCCGTGCTTCAGAGCGTAACACCATTGCGTTAGCCTCAATGGCCACCACGCCCAGATGTCTCGGTATTGTGCCCGAAATACACCCGCTCGCTCAACGATTCTATATTCGGTGTTCATGTCAATTCCCGCTAAATGCACCGATGCGAAATGTACGGTCCCAATAAACTGGAGATTGCGGCGCCAGGGTATTCCATGCCCTCGCGTTGCGTGTGCTGCCACAGGGCGTGCAGAATAATTGCCTGGCGGATCGGTTGCGGCACGTCTTCCGCGTCGTCACCGTAGCCACACACCGACGTAACCGTTACCGAATCTGGATGCGACAATACCGTCGGCCACGATTGGTCGTACTTGAGACGCACAATCCCTAGACCGTTATTCTGGCCCAGCTCGTAATAGGTAGCCGCCAGGGTTTGGCTGTCCTCGTCGGTGTCCAGATACGCCACCGACGTGAGGCTCTGTACTGGCGACCAGCGAAGCTCCATTTCATCTGCAAAACTATCGAACCGGTCCACGCACGTCTGGGTAATTAGCGCTCGCCAGAGGTAACTTTCCTCGATCACCTTTCGGGCGGCGATGAGGAAAGCACCCAGTTGGGCGTCGTGCGTCTTAGCGGTGATCCGGGCAGCGTCCCGCAATTCGGGGATGCTGACCGGTTCCTCGCTCGGCTCGGTGCGTGTTGCTCGAATGCTATGGATCATCTCCCGCTTTCTTCGTTACATTTCCTCGAACCAACCAAAGATGGTAACGTTGGCTGCAGTCGCGGCGGTGGTGAGGTCGACCCCGACGAGAAAATCATTCGGCAACACAATGGCGCCATCGATGTCGAGGATATTGAGCGCGTTTGCGGCGATTTGCTTATGCAGCAAGTGCTGCGTGTAGCCAGCCGCCTGTTCCGCGTTCCCCGTCTCGTCGGCCTTGGCAGTAGCCTCGGCAATCCGGCCAGAAGCACGGTTGAGGTTCGTTCCAGGCACCGCCGTCCCAGTCATCGTCTTGCCGGATATGGTAAACACCTGGATCGCACTGGCAGTATCCGACCAGACGAACACCTTGTGGATTTTCAACACGTGCGTCGTGCTGTTATTCTCCACGCCCAGGATCGTATCGTGAGCGTCTGGGTCGTAGGTTTGGGACATCCACGAGAACGCCCGGCCGTCAATCACGGCCTGGTCAAAGTCTGACCGGGTGTTGGTTCGCATTCCGCTGTCTTCGACGTAGACGCCGGAACCATTTTGCCCCACGATAGCGTGTGGCTCTGCATAGTCAGCCATTGGGGTGGCTCCTTTTATTAGCGGTCAACGAAATAACCAAAGATCACAACATTGCAAGTTGTTCCGTCGGCGGTCAGATCAACGCCTATCATGTGGTCCTGGGGCAGGATTATCGCCCCATCAACCGGAATTTCGACCTGCCCATTATTGGCAAACTGCCCCGCAATCAAGCCGGTGACGTATCCGCCAGCTTGCTCGCCGTTCCCGGTTTCGTCGCCCTTAGCTGTAGCCGGCGCTACGGTCGCGACGTTCCGGTTGAGGCTTACGCCAGTGACCGCCGTGCCAGCCATCGTAATACCAGACGCGGTAAACACGACAAACTGCGAAGCCGTCGAGCCTGTCACGAAGATTGACTTGATCTTCAGGTCTTTGGTCGGCGAGTTGTTTTCCACGCCGAGAATGGTATCAAGTGCCGTGTAGTCATAGGTGGCGTTCATCCATGAAAACGCCTGGCCGTTGGCGAGAGCGTCTTCCCACTCGCCGTACTGTCTTGCTCGCAGTGCATGGTTATCCACATTGGCAACCTCTGCATCGCTTGCGCCTCGTATGGTGATGGACCCCATGGGGCTGTCCCTTTCGCGTTAAGTGCTGTAATACGTGAATTCTTCTGCAACTGGCTCAGGCGCGACCTCTTCGACAACCGGCTCGGGCGCGACTTCTTCGACAACCGGCTCGGGAACGTCGCCCGGTTCGCGTGCGTTCGCGGCAGCTATCGCCAGCACCTTGCCGGCAGCCTCGGCCAGCGTGTTGCCGGCCAAGTCGCAGACGTGATATTCACGGACGGCGCCCGCTCCGTGGTTGCCTGTGACGTTGTATCCGTTGACTAGTTCGGTGATCATCGTGCGTCCTTTACGTGGAAGCCGTATTGACCGGCAGGGCTTGCCATTCACCCGCACCGGCAGTGGCGTTGTCATTCATAAACGAGCAGTCGTGATAGCCGAACGGACTGTTGGCGGCCATCGTAATGAAGTCGCCGATGGTCGTGATGTCCCCGGCGTCCGGCACGTTCCAAGCACAGCGAACCATTCCCCCGGTAGCCGTTGCAACGATCGTTGCAACATCCGCACCGGCCAACGCTTGCTCGCCGTAGCAGTTGCGAATCCAGAGGTTCTTTACTGCCGAGGTCTTGTTGTGGATGATACTGGTCTCGAATTCGCCGAGGAAAACACAATCCTCGATCAAGATGTTCTCCGAGTCCACGATGTAGAAACACCCGCTGCCCGCCGCACCGTCCCCGCCCGCGTGGGTCGGGTCGGTAGGCTGTCGGAATGTACATCGCCGGAACGTGAAGTAGTCTTTCGTGGTGGCGATGTCGATAAAACAATACGCCTCTTTCGTGCTCGTCGTAACGAACTCGCAGTCTTCCATCGTGAACCGCTCGGCGTTCACGTCCACGAACTTCGCCAGGTTATTGACGGTGGACAAGCACCGCAGCCCAGAGATATATATATCCGTGGCGTCAATGTCGATGTCCGATGTGGTGGCATTAAACGTAATCGTCGGCCGGTTGTTCTCGATGCCAAGCCCGATAATGGACAAGCCGATCACGTCCGCGTCGATCCCGGCCGCACCGATCGTTTCGGCGTGGCCCGGCATTACGTAGACGATATCGCCAACGCTCGCCGTGCATTTGTTGATGGCCGCGTCGATAGTAGCCAATGCGTCATCGGGAGACAGTCCGCTGTTCGCGGTGTCGCTTCCGGTTCCGCTGTGGACCCACCACCGATCCCCGGTAGTCATCCGCAAGTCCTCGACGTTGTATAGACCGCCTTGGGCCATGCGACTGAATAGTGCTGTTTTTGTTCCAGGCATTGTGAATCCTCCTATGCGGTCGCGGCGTTGACGGCCGAAGCTGCCCATTCGCCGGCGGCGTTATCGTTCATGAACGTGCAATCGTGGTAGCCGAATGGAGAATCCAACGCCATCGTGATGAAGCTCCCGATGGTCGTATTGTCTCCGGCGTCCGGTACATTCCACGCACAGCGAACCATCCCGCCAGTTGCACCCGCCACAATCGTCGCCACGTCCGCACCACCCAACGCTTGCTCTCCATAGCAGTTGCGAATCCACAAGTTCTTTACGGCTGAGGTCTTGTTGTGGAAGATGCTCGTCTCGAACTCGCCGAGGAACATACAGTCCTCAACCGTGATGTTTTCGGAGTCGACGATATAAAAGCAGCCCGTGGCGTCACCGCCATCGGTCCCATCCGGGTCGGCTCCTTGACGGAACACGCACCCGCGGAAGGTGAAGTAGTCCTTCGTCGTGGCGATGTTGATGAAGTTGTCCGCCTCGTAGGACGTTGGCCCCACGAACTCGCAATTTTCCATCACCAGATTCTCGGCGTTCGCGTCGATCATCAAGGCCAAGTCGGCGATCCCCGAAACGAACCGGAGCCCCGAGATATACACATCGTCCGCGTCAATATCCACATCAGAATCAGTAGCGGAGAAGGTAATCGTCGGTCGGTTGTTCTCGTTCCCAAGCCCAACGATTGACAGGCCGATCTTGTCCACGTCGATACCCGCGGCCGTGATGCTCTCCGCGTGGCCCGGCATGACATAGATAACGTCCCCCTGGCTCGCCGTTGCTAGGCCGATCGCGTAGTCGATCGTTGCACATGGGCTGTCGGGGTGCGTGCCGTACCCGAGGCCGTCGGTGCCCGTCCCGCTGTGGACGTACCAGCGATCTCCGGTCGAGTAGCTTTGATCCTCGACGTTGAACGCGCCGCCAGGGGTGTGGCGCACGAATTGAGAAGTTTTAGTTCCGGCCATCTCAGGGTTTTCCTTTGTTAGCGATGGGGTGGTGAGTTGTTAGGCGATCCACTGCCATGCGTGCATGTAGCGGAGCGCCACCGTATCGGCAGCCGCCCCGGCGGACGGGTGATTGATCAGTGCGCAGTAAGCACAAAGCGTTGCCGTAGTAGCAACACCAGCGGACGTGGTTCCCGCCAGAACGTTGTCGTAGTAGAATTTGCAGTTTCCTGCCGGATCGATCTCGACCTTGTATCGGTGATAGGCAGCGTCCACGAGAGCCGCGGAACTGGCAGTGATCACCGTCCCGTCCGTGCCCGTGTTGACAGCTACGGCCTTCACTCGGTCGGTCGTGTCGTCGGCATCGTAGTAAAATAACGCGCAATCGGTGGCGTTGCTGGTAAGTGTGCCAGCGGATGACGTGCAGGCTATCTTGTCGGCGGCCTCGGTGATTGCGTCGGAGAAACCGAAATTAAACGCGGTCTGGTCAACGTCACCCAACGCGGCCCGGCACTCCGCCGTCAAACCTTTCGATGGGTCGAAGATCAGCCCGCTCGTAAAGTCGTGATCATCGTTGTCGGCCGTGCCGGTCGTGATCGTGCAGACGCCGTTGGCAATTACCGAGGTGCTGCTGTTGACCGCCGAATCGGTGTACATCTCAGACGGCGTCCAGAAGTTCTGAATGATCTTCGGGCCACCGGTTAATACGTCCACGGTGTCGCCCGTCGAGGTATCGAAAAAACGGATGTACCCGTTTTCGCTTCGTGAGTCGATTCGATCAGGCATTGGTTTTCCTATGCGGTCACAAGTTCGTAGCACGGGTAGCCGTGCATGCGGGCGTATTCGTTGACTTGTTCGGCTAACTCCGGGTCCATCCGTTCGACCAACTGTTCGGGGGTCTCTCGTGCCGCAACGTCACGAATCTTGCAGGTCGTTATCTTGCCAACGTCGTTATCTTTTGCGTACTGCCCGACCCATGCGGCCACGTCGGGATCACTGATACCGGGCACTTTGTCTACCGTGTATCCCGAATTGGTCGACTTGCTCACCTCGTCGAGAGCCGCCGTGATCTTCTCGTCGGAGACGTTGTGTGCGCCCACGTGGGCCAGCAGTTTTCGGACGGACGGCGTGTCAAGTCTGTCGACGTAGTACACAAGCCGCTCGGGCTGGTTTTCTTCAATCAAGCGATTCCAGCCAAGCACCAACGCGGCTGCCCTATCCACCCGCTGCTCCCTGCCGAATAGGTCGGGCAGATAAGCGTTGATTACCTCTCGTACGCTCTGTAAACTCGAATCGCTGTCGATTAACGGGTTCAGAATATGGTTGCGGTTTGTCAGCGAGTCGATCACGCTCCACGGGTTACGGATCGTGTGCAACACCGGGACACGGTGCCCGACCATTAAAGGCAATAGGCACCATGCCATCCAGCTTGACTCGCCAATATCCAGCTTCGGCCACATTGCAACATCCACAATCAGCGTACGCGGCCGCAGGGTCTTCTCGTGATCGCACGGAAGACCCGTCGCGGCCAGCAAACGCGATGCGTAGCGGGTGCCAGATCGTGGCGAACCGGTTACTACAAACAGCATCCTATACCCCTAGTCGATCACGACGGACGGAGGATTGGCTCCCGGAAATCGCGTCTCCACGATTGCGATTCCAGTCACGTAGTTGCTGGCGTTTCCGCCAGCGTCGGCAACCTGGATGCAATCGTAGCCGGACGTGTGCTTGGCCGGGTCCCACTCGATAATGCACATCTGGCTCTTGCCAGCCGACGTGTCGAACTCGTGAGACGCACCACTGGTAATCAGGGTGAGCCCGTCGATCTCGGTTGTCGCAGCCGCTCCGGTTGTGGCCGCTGCCACGTCGGCGTTGTACCAGACGGGAAACGCCTTAGTGACGGCGGAGGTTGTGCCCATCGCAACGTCGGTGCCCTCGACCAGACTGAACGTGATGTCTGTGTCGGCAACGTATAGCTGCGTGATGATGAACCACACTTTATGGGCGGTCTTGCAACACACGGCGTCATAGACTACACCCGTCCCGGTTGCCGAGGGGGCAATGTTGACGATCTTGAATTTCTCAGGCAGTGAAAGTTGACTTGTCATTGTCGAAACTCCTTATATGGCCATCGCTGGCTCGAATCGGTTGTTAGCTGCGGGTGGCCAAGGAAATGAACGGGCCGATGGTCGCACTCGATCCGCCCTTGAACGGAGTCAAGGCAGACGCCCAAATCGGCTGGGCATCGCAACGATAAACGAACCGGAAGGCCGTCTCGTCGTTCACGAACTTGACGTGGATCGAGGACGCGGATTGGATTCCACCCTTGTCGGCGAACATCATCTGCGACCAATCGCAGAAGAATATATCGCCCTTGGTGCCCAGCGCCTGGCACTGCTCGATCGGAACGACAGGTCGTCCGAGCAGGGTTCCGAATGGGCTGGCCGACAGACCACCCGGCGGCAGGTAAACCGGAGCGCCCCCGGTGCCTACGGCTTGCGACAGGCTGAACAATTGCGGGTAGACCTGCTGGTTGATCAGCCAGACCGAGTTGCCGATCCCCTGCGGCCACATCCTGGACCACATCTTGTCAATGTTTTCCTTGACGATCGTGGCCGCCGTTTGGCCGGTTTCCTTCGCGACGGTAACCAGCGAGGGGGCGTTGAGAATGCCGAGCGGCACCCCGGCCCCGGTGCCGTTGATCAGCGAGTCCTGGACCTTGAAAGCGAATTCCTGGGCAAACCAACCAAGGACCATCGACTCAAGAGCGGCAGAGTCTTGCAACAGTTCGTCGGTGGCGTAGTACAGACCGACCAGCTTCTTCAGGCTCAACTCAAGCTGACGGAAGGTCGGCTTGGTATCGGGCTTTGTGCCCGCCTCTTCGATCCACGATGCCTGGATTCCACCAAGGCGGCTGCCGTCGGCCCGGCTGGTTTGTGCCAGTGCCTTGAACTTCACGGAATTCGAGTTGGCAGAAATCGGAACACGCATCGGGCCAGAATAGCCATCGCCGCCCGTGAGGATCTGGTTGTTGGCGTACATCTGCTCCAGCAGTCCAGACGCCTCGTCAGTACCGACAAGGAAGCCGCCATCGGAACCGATCGTCTCACCGGCGCCGGAAATCGCACCCTGTGGCAATAGCCGTTGGTCCCACTCGGTGGGATGCTGACTCTGGGCGTTTCGGACGGCCATCAGCCGCTCACCCAACGACGCAAATTCGCCCGGCTCGCTTGCAACCTTCTCCGGCGGGTCCTGGTTGGTCAAGAGAGCGGGGGCCGAAATCTGCTTTTGCGGCTGCTTGTCCCACTTGGACGCCTCCGCCGCACCGGTCAAGAGCGCCTCGCCTTGGCTTCGCCTGGCTTCGGCCGCTTCGATATCAACCTTGAACGTTTCGGCTTGCTCTAGGGCCGCTTGCCCCTCGGCCAGCCGCTCGTCAGTAACGCCGTCTTCGGATTGACCCTCTTCTCCCACGGCCGCGGCGACGGCCAGAAGCTCTTTCCGCTTGGCGATCATCTCGGTGATTGTCATGATCTTACGCTTTCCGCCATCAGGGAAAGCGCAAGCAAAAAGCCGGCCGGCAAGACCCCGACGGCTCAAAATAAAGTTCTGAGTCCGGTAGGGACGTTTGCCGGCCGGCTTTGCGACCGAAAGAACGTCGTTGCGTCCGCGATTGATTCGGGGGCTTTGCCCCGGTCAGACCGCGTGCCATGTTTCAGGTTGTAGTTTACCCACTTCTGAATTCTTGCATAGGTATTTTTATGTTAACGCCACCCGAAGAGGGGCTACGTCGTGGGGGCGCACGCCCGCAACGATCGAGCCACACCCGGCGTCCGGGTGATCGCGCCCTTGCGTCTCAGTGCGTCCAGGTGCCTCTGTGCGCCAGCCGAGGAGATACCCAACTCATCTGCCAAGTCCCGCACCGCAGGCCCGTAGCCGTGGGTGTCGGTGTAATTCCGAATGGTCTCGACTACTCGGGCTTGTCGTTCGGTTAATTGCGTGGTCACGTTTGCTCCTATTCCACACCCGCCGCCCTGGCCGACAGGCCCAAAGCGGCAGACTGTCGCGCATTCCGGGGTTTCAGTACCGCCGCCAAAACGTCGTTGACGGTTGCGATCCCGTCGACCATGCCCGCCGCCTTGGCTGCCTCGGCTCCGAGTAGCCGCCCCTTCCCGAATGTCTCGCGAACCGTGGCCTTGGTAGTACCCCGGCCTTTAGCCCCGGCTCCAAGAAACATGTCGTGATACCGGTTGACCGACTGTTGCATTTCCTCCCTGGCCTCTTCAGGCAGCGGCGCGTAGGGGTGGCCCTCGATTTTGTATTTACCCGCGTGGATCATGGTTACGTCGACGCCCTCTTGTTCGAGCGCCTTCGACCAGTCCCAGTGGGAATTCCAAACGCCGATTGAGCCCACTTCGCCCGACGGCGTGACAAACACCTTTGTGGCGGCCGACGCTATCCAGTAAGCGGCCGACGCCGCCATACCGTTCGCCACCGCGTAGATCGGTTTTAGATCCCGGAACGCCAAGATCTGCTCGGCCAGTTCCGGGGTGCCGTAGACGATCCCGCCCGGTGAGTCGATGTCCAGGAGAATACAGCCGATAGCCGGATCGGCCACAAGTCGGGCGATCTGCGCCGACAGCACTTCCGTGTACGTGCCTGCCCAATAGTCGCCGCCCCGGTGTTGGCCAATCACACCGCGAATCGGTATTACGGCCGCCTGCCCGGAAGTCTTGGGCAGCCGGGGAATCGCCGCCTGGGCGGGCCCCGGGGACTCGGCGAAGAGGGACGGTTCGGCCGGTTCCTCTGCGATCTCGACCCGAACGGTGGCCGCCTGGCACAACGCCGGGAACGCCGTTTCGAGCATCGCCCACGGGGCCGTGCGAATGCGGTGGAGGTCCAGTTGTGCGGACGCTACGTCTACGGGGTTACGTGCAGCCATTATAATCATTCCTTATTCGTCGGGGTTGGTGACTCTGATTTCATCGACTCTTCGAGCAGCCGGACGATACCGGCCGCAAGGGCATCTGCTTTGGTTTTTTTCCAGGTGTCGAGCACGCCGGACATCCTTGCCGGATCCTCGGCAATCGCCATTAGGGTGTCGTGGTTCGATTCGGCGTACGCCCCGGCGACATCTGCCGGCAGCGATTGTAAATCTCGGCCGGTTGCTGCCTTGAACGCCTCGGCAAGTGGCCGCAAACACTGCTCGATATATTCGACGTGCTGTGTATAGAATTTGTCGAGCCACGCCGCGAAGTTCTTTGTCTTGCCGGTCTTTTCCAGCCGGGCCAGGGCGGCCGTGACCTCTTTGATTTCCCTGCCTGCGACACGCGAAGCTATGTCGCGAGCCAACGGGGCAAACGTGGCGACCTGCTTATCGGCCAGGTCGCAAAGCAATGCAGTACCACACGCACCACTGCTCGCTCCCGCCGACAACGCGTCTTGCGACATCAAGAACTCACTTCCCTTCTCACCATCGTCGCCCTTGCGTGGTGGAGTCGTTTGAATCCGCGGTTCTCCGACGGGGACCATATTCATCGGCTCTAGGTATGTGTTGCCGCCCTCGATGGGATTCAACTCCAGGTAGCTCCGGATATCGTTGATCGAAAACCAGCCCCACTGCCGACCGATAGCAAAGGATTCATTCTGGCTTTTGAAGGCACCACGCATGACCCCGGCCAGGTTGTGGCGGAAATACAGACTGCTGTCTCGTGGCAGTAATTGCGACCGCACGGCTGTCTCAAACCGCACGCACCACGGCCGCAGCGAATCCTTGGCCCACGCCGTGTCCTGTTCTTCCATGTTGTTCCATTTGCCGCCGTCCTTGAGCCGGTGAACTTTTGACGGCGGGATATCAAAGATCCCGCACACGTCGATCACGGACGCTTCACGAGACGCCAGCAACTCCGCGTCGACAAGTGGTATCTGGACTGGGCTATACTTCATGCCCTCGCGCAGCAGCCCGATCCCGAACGCCTTATTGGCTCCTTTGAATTTGCGCTCCAGGTCGGCTATAAGCTGCTCCCCCCCGTCCCGGCTCAGTTTGCCCACCTCCTTGTCTGGGTCGCGTTGAACGAACCCGCCCATAAACGCGCTATTGCCGTAGTAGCTGCCCGCCATTTCCGTGGCCGCCATGCCAAGCCCCAAGGCTTCGCGAGTGTAGCCGATCACAGACAAGCCTGTCATGCCGTTTAGCGACAGTCCCGGAACTCGAAAGACGCGGTCTGCGGGTAATATGCGGGACGGTCCACCTGGGGGGCGATGTGCGAACACCAACGACCCGTCATCGGCCCGCATGGGCGTCACGTCTCGCGACATTAACGGGATGAGTTGTCGAAGTTCCGACCGGTCGTTAGACAAGACTTTTTCAGCGTAGCCGTTCCCCCAAAGCATGGCGTTGGCTTGTAGCATTTCGCGAAGTGTCAAGCCCGTAACGTCCGGCGCTGCCTCCACCGTAAATAGGTCGTTCAGTATATGGTCGACCGGCTGTCGCTCCAGGTCGCTCACGCGATCAAGGACCTGCACGGGTAACGTGGCCATCGTCTTCGCATATTTCGACACGACCATAAACACGGCCGCATAACTCATCGCGATATCTTCATCGATCGCAACGCCCGATTGGGTCGGGGTTCCGGCCCAGCTAGATCCGTACCATCGATCGTCGGTCGGTGCCCAGCCCGTCGCGGCCGATACTACTCGCCGCAGCCAGTCTCCTGCTTGTCGAATCATTCTGTCCTCCAGCGGGTCTGCCGCGTTATGTCTGATATTCCCGCCAGACTTTTGGTTTATTGGTTGTCGTTACCTTTTAGTCTCTGATCCTAGCTAAGTTGCGGTCCTCCGCTGTACGTATTCCGTAGCCCGCGTTTCCGCTTGCCCTGGGTGCTCCGTTCGGCTTTTTTCTGGGCAGCACAAAAGGCGTTTATGGCCTTGGCCGCCCGTAATGTATTTACCTTAAACCGGTCCATGTTTACAGTAATCTGTACGAACATCTCGATGATTTCATTGCGGGTCATCATCGCCGCGGAAACTATTCGCATAACCGTTTCCTCTTGCTCTTCGGTGAGGTTGCTGGGGTCGAATACAACCGGGGCTGCATGTTGCTTCACGGCAAGCCTCCCGTCCGACCGGGTGCCCGCATAACTATCCGCTGTACCTCAACAATGTTATGCTCACCCGGAAATATCTCGCAAAAACTAGCACGGGGCCAGATAGGATAGGTTTCGTGTAGCAGAGCCGCGCCGTTCTTTCTCGACGAGCAGGCCACTTCTAGCATACTGACGTTGACATCCACCTCGCCGTGCTCGATACGGAATGTCGCCTCACATCCTGTCACGTGAAGGCAGCCGGGGGGCACGCCGCAAAACATCTCGGAGTTGCTCGGCAAGCCGTAAAGGGCGTCCATGATCGACGGGCTAACATCTTCCTTGGATGTCGTCCATTCCCTCGTCCCGTGGTCGAGTTCTGTTACCGTCCAGTTCCATTTCCACGGCTTGGCCGGCTGGGTAACTCGCTTGAGCGTTTCGGACATCTGCTGAACCGAATCATTCGGCGAGTCGATGGCCTCCGCCGGCACGCGAGCCTCGGGC